TGTTTAGTAGTCTTGCTGTTTTAACCCAATCCATCATAAGCGCAACGTGCTGCGCGGTTAGGTATCCATGCGAGGCTATTGCCCCGTTTAGAATTACGTTCCACCCTGTAGCGATACGGTCAAAGTTTTCGAGCGCGTCACCGTAGTCTTTTGCACGGTTGCCTGTCACTAACTCTGCACTTTTTTTTAGTATTTCTTCTTTTTTCATGTATTTACGTCTTCCCATTGATTTACTTCTGCGTAAAAGTTCCCCGTGCCGCGACTTTTGCACACTTGAGCGTTAATCCACTCTGAGTCACCGCTTGTTAAAAGCCAATCAATTAGTTCTACGCGGTTAATATTTAAAGTGAACATCACCCATTCAGGAGAGCTTTCTTGCGGGGCTTTTGTGTACAGTCCTTTTACAAACAACTTTTCTTTACGTTTCTTTTTACGTCGTTTAATACCTAGTTCCGCGGCTAGTTTATCTGCCTTTGCCTTACACGCTTGAGCTTCTGCGGGGGAGCAAGCAGGGTCCATTGCCTTTTTTAAAAGATTTTCTAATCTTTCGTAAGCTTCTCTTCGATTAATCATTGAGAAGGTCCATGCCTCTGTTGGTTGTGCGCGGATTGTTGTTTTTTTTAAACTTTTGAAGAACACGGTTATATTCTCCGTGCCGAGAGCCTGTAGTGAAGTAACCCGCAACCAAAGCTGCGCCTTTCATCTTTCTAATGGCTTTGGCTTCTACTTGACGCACTCTTTCCCGCGTAACGCCAAAGACTCTGGCAGTCTCGTCTAAAGTATGGCCCAGTGCCCAGCGCATTGCCATGCATTGACGTTCTCTCGGGGTCAGGTTTTCAGATAACTTTGAGATAGCACTGATCTGAGACAAAGACTTTTCGGAAGTTCCGTCTTGAATTAGTTGCTTAACGCTGTCTAAATCAACTTCCATTTCAGCGGTTGATTTAATTAGCTTCAACTCACGGAGGTGGTCAGGCCATAAATCCTCGGGCTCCTTTCCCACCATTGCTGCAACGTCCAAGGCTAAATCTGTCCAACCGTTTTGGTTAAATGGCTTTACCTTCATGGTAACCAAACTGTTTACTCTGGATTGATGAAGGTGACATTTACGGGCTAAATCAGCCACTGAATCGTAACGAGCCCTAATTGCTTTTAACAACCTGCCGTTTCTAACCGATATTTTAATGTTGAAATCTTCGCTCATTTGTAAACCTTTCCATCGGGGGAAACTCCCCCATTTTCTGTTTCAGGCAAATAAACCAGAAAAAGCGACTGACAGTTGGGGCAGCTAAGATTAGTGACCATAATAAACTCTTCATCATCTTCACAATCGTGATCCCCGCCCCAAATTAATTCTGTCCCACAGTGCCAACAGTTCATCGGAACAAGTTGCTTTCCCATTCAGTAACTTCGTGGATATGCGTGTGTTTACAGGTAGGCTTTATTTTCCCTATCTTTGTGATCCAACCATATTGGTTTAAAACACGAACCATAGAACACCATACGTTATGGTGATGCGGGTCAGGCATACCTTGTTCTCTGCAAAAAGCGCACAAGTGACCCCCCTCTAAATACCTATTCTTCTGTAAGAACTTAACGGCATTCTCAAAGTATTGCTTTTTCCAATCATCATCTGCAGCCTCAAAGGCTCGTTCTATTTCTGTTTGGATAAACTGTTCTCGGCTCATATGTCGTAACTCCTGTTTAAGTTTTCGCCTTCGATAATAAACAAACGCTCTCGGGTCCGCGTGACGGCAACGTAGAACACGCGGTGCATATCGTCGGGTCTTTCGGTCATATCTTGTTGAGCCGCTGCGCTAATGTCCGAGAACACTACAACGTTGTCGGCCTCTCCGCCTTTGGTGCCGTGGATCGTGGACACTATGATACGGGGCGTTCCGTTAAATCGTTCTCCGCGTCGAAGCAGAGCGATTATATATGCCCTGTCTCTTTCTGGCAGACGGTCCATAGCTTCATGCCAAAGCATATCTTTTGTTGCGAGTAGCCCGTGGTTAACATTTAGGTCTTGCATGTTAACCATCTCGGCGTCTTCCAAACCTTTGAGGCGCTTGAAGCCCTTTTTTATTCTTTGGCAAGAGTTGATAGAATCCTTAGCGGACATGTACTCATAGATGTTCCGCGCTGTTTGCCCTGTAACGCTTTGGCCCTTACGCAGTTGCTCCCACCCGTTTACCGCGTCACTGATCTTAGCGGAGATGGACCGTGAGCCGCGATACTCGAACAGGTAACCGAAGGACTTTAGGTATTGCGCCACGGGTTCTAGCATGTATCCGGCTTGCGCCATTATGAGCCAAGAGCCTTCTGACAGGTCAATGTCCATAATATCTCGGTAGTATCCAACTTCGCCCATTTCTTGTCGGGGTTCGTAGTTCTTTACGACGCGCCGTTGAATGCGTTTGACTATGCCTTCTGCCACTTTGTGTACGCTGTATGGAATGCGATAGGATTGGCTTAGTGTATCTGATCCGCCTTCGAGGTTTATGAAAGCGTCCACGTCGGCTCCGGCCCAACGGTAGATAGCTTGGTCATCGTCACCCGCGACATACATTCGTTTAGAGCGTTCATCTAACAGGTGGGCAATATCCCACTGCATTGGAGAGAGGTCTTGCGCCTCGTCCACAAAGCAGAGTTCAAAGTTCGGACAGAAGTTGGAACCTTCTGTTACAAAATTTTCCAGCATGTCTGTAAAGTCAAATTTGTGCCGGACCTGTTTGTATCGCCCAAGGCAGCTATCGACGTAATTTATCTCATTCCATGTAAGATGTGTGTTGCTCATGTCGTATTGTTTACGCAGAGGCACTTTTCTAAGACGCGCCAGATTTATCAACCCTAAGATTGGATCAGACGCTTTCATCATGTCTGGCAGATCGTCATCAAAATTAACGCTTTTGGTGGTTACAAGATGTACGCCCATACCCTCAGATAGTTCACGGTAATCAGACGGCTGCATTACTTGTTCGGGGCTTATGTCTGACAGTGACAACGCTAGACTGTGGATAGTGCGAAAGAAGTACAGGTCCTTTTTTGGGTCCAACTTAAACCGTGCAGCGGCGCGTTCTTTAGCTTCTTCTGCGGCTTTTCTGGTGAAGGCTAAGAAAGCAATCTTGGTTGGCTCTATTCCGCTTTGCAAGGCGTTATCAACCTTATTGAGTAGTGTTGTTGTCTTCCCCGTCCCCGGAGGTCCGAATATCCGATACATTGTTTGTCTCCCGAGTATATATTTGATGGACCCGCTGCTTGGTTATCCCAAACCATTTTGCAACAGCGGTCTTGGTAACTTTCTGTTCGTCAATCAGACGGACAATTTCTTTGTTCCGCATTTCTTTTAATACGTTGTCAGTCAAAACGGACTCTCCTGCGCTTGAAACTGTGGTGTACTTAATTCTATATCACCGTTTTCAAATGCTGGCACCTTCCATAGGCGCACTACTCGACCTTTTATTTTAAGCAAGCAGCTTTCTCCGGTCACCTCGCGCAGACGTTGGGCAATCTTGTGGGACTTGTATTCAAAGAACTTGTTCTTCTTTAAAAACCCTTCAAAGTCCTTGAGCCTAAAGTAAGTATACTGCCCTTCCTCATCAGTCCACGGACGGCGAAGTAATATCTCTTCCCTGTCTTTAGCCTGTTGCATGTGGCTACAGAACTCTTCTAGGAAGTCGTAGAACTGACCACCCACTGAGGCGTCAACGGACACTTCTATTATGGCGCTTTGGTTTTCGGTCATTTCACGCATCATCGCGCTGATCCGCGCTTCCCACTGTGCTTTAGCAACGCTTCGCGGCATGAAGTTAATCTGCTCCATACAGGCTTTTTGAAATAAGGTTTGGTTCATCAGGCCGTCAGTATCCAGTTCGACAGGTTCACTGTTTACGTCCATAAACCACACGGGCGGTGTTGAGTTGTACTTACGCAGGTTACCCACAGCGGCATTTTGAGCCGCGGCACCGATACCAAACTTCATGGTCTGGCACAGTTCTTTGTTGCAGTGCGCGTTGATGGGCGCATCAGAACATTTGTACGAGTAATCCTTTTTGCCGACCTGCTTTGCAACGACGTTTACTTCTGGCAGCGGCAAGGGCGGGTCTAAAAACTGGGTGTTGTATGTCAGTATCTCTGTCTCCCAGCTATCGGGAAACGCTTTGCGTAGATAAATTCCTATGTTGTACAGGCCGTTGTTTCTTCCGCCTTCGCTGATCAAAACCTTGGTGAGGTGCTGTAGGCAAGGCGGTCCGTCGGCAAGCGGTCCTTTAACCTGCGCGTCAGTCATCTGAAGTTTGACTATCTCCTCCGGCGTTTGCACATGCGCCTCGTACAAGCCGAAGAACTCTTCAAGCGTTGCTGACGTGCCGTCATCCAGAATGCCGTATCTTAGGCCGTCCTCTGCGTCGTAGTAAGGAAGGTTTAGAAAGTTACCTACGTCTCCGCGATCCAAGTGCAGTTTTACTTGCTTGGGGAATATCTCACTACCGCCATACCCAAGGGCCGCGGACAGGTGTGTCAGGACCTTCTGCATTTCCTTTGCTTCGACCCATTCCTTACAGAACAGAAAGCAGTGTGCGCCGCCGGACTTTGATCGGCAGACAACCAATGGCAGCTTCAGGGCCCGTATTTTTTCTATAAGTACTTTGTGGTCTAGCGGGTACTGGTCAACGTCAATGCAGCCCCACTTGCAGCAATTATCCTCGTTAATCGGGATGATGCCTACAGAGGTGCCTTTGCCGGACAGGTGACCCTTCCAGAGTTTCGAGGTCCGCGGTTCCTTAATGATACTAGCCTTGCCAGTATTTTTACCGTTGGACTGAGTTTTTTCAACTTTGTACGTGCCGTAAGCCTGTTTCAAACCATCAAAGATGGCGGAAAACTTATCTGCTGACATGGGGTCTTCCTTTGGGAAAGCGGGCCGCAGCGTTAGCTACGGCCCTTGTGAAACTAGAACGGTACTTCGTCTGGGTTGAAGTCAGGCTTTGACGCCTCTTCACTTTGGTGTTTCACAACCACGTCCCCTGAAGCGATACTTGCACGGAACTCGCGGGCTCTGTTGTAGATGCCCTTGTCTTCTACGGGGCCAATGCGGGACATATCCCAATTATGCCATTTGCCCTTGCTGTTTTCTTCACTAACGGACTTTAGCAAATATACAGAGCTAAAACGCGGCGGTGTGAAGGGACCGTTCTTGCCGTTCATGGTGATTGAACTCATCATAGAGTTCCACTTACGACTTTTCTTGAGGCCCGTGCTTTTCATTGCAATGAGCGCCGTTTCCGCAGAGCCGTCTTCGTTAAGAACAATTACGAAGTGTTGGTGCGTTTCTTCGATGTACGATCCATCACCCCCGACAACCATGTCTTTATTGGTTTCACGGTCACGTTCGAACGGGGGCAGTTTGTCTGTCGGTTCAAACACCGCGATAGGAGCCCCTGAACCCGCGCCTCGGGGTGCCCACTGGATAAACCTGCGCTGATAGACGCACGGTATCACCTTAACGCCGTCTGCGCCTTTGTGGACGGTCTGGGAGACGGTATTGTAGATATCCCCCTTCTTGCCCTCAAAGTCAGGGTCATCTAACAGGCTGTCGAGCCCGCTAATCAACTTTAGGAACGGCAGCGCCAGATCGTCTTGGCCCATATCCGATACGCCAACTCCGGCGTCCGCTTCAAACATACTTTGGTCAAACTCAACCATTTCTGTCTTCTCTGTCTTCTTAACTG